TCAACAATGCTGCTCTCGGTGGTGATTTTGTTCTCAAAGGTTCTCCGGTTTCAGTCGAATACATGGGAGCAAACCGTATCGCGTCCATCACAGCCTACGGTGAAAACGCACAGGGCGGCACAACAGAGGCCCCTGTGGCGCTCACGGGGGTGGATAGCGTATTTGTGGGCGGACGGAATTTGCTGCCGAAAGCGGTGAGAACAGAAACGATGGGCGGCGTGACCTTTACGCCTAATCCTGATGGCAGCATTTTGGTGTCCGGCACTGCTACGGTTAAAGTTGGGTATAGTTACGCGTCAGGATTTGATCGCATGCTGCTTGGCCGGACCGTGTATCTTTCCGGTGGGTCAACGCAGGCGCAAGTGCTTATCAACGAGAGAACGTCCAGCGGAGCGTTTGTGCGCAATGTGCTTGTTGATAGAGGACAAGGGATGTCCGGAACTCTTACTAATCAGAAAGAGGATAATATACTCTATGTCACTATCCAGGTACTAGCCGGGACTACTGTAAACACCACCATCTACCCCATGCTCAACCTTGGAAGCAATGCATTACCCTACGAAACCTATCAAGGCAGCGTGACACCTCTCCCGATCCCCCGCGCTCTGCATGAGGTTGGCGACGTGAGGGACGTGCGCCGCACGCGGGTGAAAAGCGTATGGGACAAAAGCGTCCAAGTCGATATTACTCAACTAAAGAAAAACAGCGCAAGCCCGTACCAGTATTACATTAATGTTGAGTCTAACAGTGTTAATATCGCGGTAAAACCAGCAGCATCCACGTTGTCTTATAATTTGACAACTGGGATTCAGCCATTTAAAAGCGGTATAAACTTCTGGATGAACGGCCTGTTGGAAGTTGATGACTTAGAGCACGCCAAAGCATGGTTTACCGAGCACCCCACAAAAGTGTTTTATCAGTCCACCGCCTACAACGGCACCAACGGGCTGGACGTGTGTCTGACGGAGTACCAGACGGGCTTTGTGGAGCTGGATGGGACAGAGGGCATTGAATATCAAAGCGCGTACAACCGTTTTGCGTACACGCTGCCCTCAACTGCTGTAAATGATTCGGGATTTTGCAGTCATTACAAGAAGCTCATGACTTCCGCGCCTGGGGAAGATAAATATATTGTTATACGCCCGGAAGCGGTATATTTTTACGATTCTCAATACACCAATGCGGATGCTTTCAATGCATACCTCGCCGCCCAAAAAGCGGCTGGAACTCCAGTTCAGATAGTCTACCAGCTCGCCACCCCCGAAACCTACGCCACAGACCCTGTTGACTTCGACAACACAGCCGGTCCGCTCACCGTCTTGACCGGCGGGGCGGTAGAGGTGCGGATGACGGAGCTGATTGGCTCACGCACATACGACGCGGACGGAGACGGCGTGGTAGATAAGGCAGCGGCTGTTCCTTGGGATGGTGTGACAGGTAAGCCCGGCGCGTTTACACCGTCAGCGCACACCCATGACGACCGTTACTACACCGAAACGGAAATGAACACCAAGCTGAATGGCAAGGCCAACAGCAGCCACACGCACACCAAAGACCAAGTTGGGCTTTCCAAAGTGAATAACAATTCTATTTCCATGGGATTGAGCGGAACAGATCTATGGGTGTATTACAGTTGATTAAAAAGGTGGGGAGTAAACATGGGCTATTGGAAGATAATGTGTGGCCGACGAAACCGTCGAGAAACTGCATCTTTTGTTACGCCTGACCTAATAATTTGCGTTCGTGGGAGGCAGGCTTGTGGTGGTGAAGCTATAAAGGAGGTATTCGCATGCTTCACGAAGTAGGCTTGAGCGATTATGAAGCATCGGTAATAGGCGAACGTTATCTGATGCTAGGAACGCGTGGCAGCTATGGAATAGAGCGGCTGCACGTTACCGCAGATGAGAGCTGGAGAACCCTTGCCATTACTGTCACATTCTGTCCACCAAGCGAACCTCCTGTCAGAATGCTATTAGGCAATGACGGCTGTATTGATGTACCACCGGAGGCTACGGCGAAAGCTACATCAATTGCCGCGGGCCGAATTGTGTTTTCCGGTATTGATGATGGTGTGTGCCGAATCAGCTTGGATGTTCCTTATTATGTCAGAGATCATTCCGAAACAAATGGGAAAGAAAGCGAAGGCATCACGCCGAGCGTGATTGACCAGATAATCGCGCAAACGAAATCTCACAGCGATGCCGCGAAATCAGCGGCAATATCCGCAGAAAATAGCGCCTTGAAAGCGGAAGAAATGCGCGATGGGGCTGAAAAAGCCGCTGAAACATACCCCGAGATTCGATCTGGAACCTGGTGGATATACGACCCGGTGCAAGGTGATTATGTGGATACCGGCGTACCCTCTACTGGCACCGAACCGGTCCTTGAAGAGGCGACCAACGAAGATATCGACAACATTTTTAGGGAGTTAGGACTCCAGAAAAGGAGATTTTAATTATGGCTACAAAATGGGTATCTCTTGATAAGCTGCGTTATGCGATCAGCAAAATACACACGCTGCTGCAAGGGAAAGTTGACAAAGTGGACGGCAAGGGCCTTTCCGCCAATGACCTGACTGCTGCGCTCAAGGACAACTACGATGCAGCGTACACACACAGTCAGGCGGCTCATGCACCGGCGGCTGCGGAGAAGAATATTATCGTCGGTGTTCAGGTCAACGGCAGCGATCTTACGCCGGACGGTTCTCGCAAGGTGAACGTTCGCGTACCGACCGGAGCGCTGGCGGGCAAAAGCCAGGTTTCTGAGACGGACCTGGATGCTGCTCTGAAGGAAAAGGTCAATTCTGCCAGCGAGGGCAATCACAGCCACGGCAACAAGACCGTGCTGGACCAGATCGAGCAGGCTGACTTGGATAAGCTCGACGGGATCGCTGCGGGTGCGAATAAATATGTGCATCCCACAAGCTCCGGCAGCAAGCACATTCCAACGGGCGGCGCGTCCGGACAGATCCTTCGTTGGTCTGCCGACGGCACGGCGGTATGGGGCGCGGATAACGACACCAAATACAGTCCGGTCACGCAGTCTGCCAATGGCCTCATGTCGGCAGTCGACAAAAAGAAGCTCGACGGATTCGGCGCAGCTTCCTCTTACGCACTCAAGAGCGATATTACCCAGATGTACCGTTACAAGGGTTCTGTCTCAGACGCTTCAAAGCTGCCTGCCTCCGGTCAGGTGGCGGGCGACGTCTATGACATCCAGACTGCGTCCTCCTATGGCCCTGCCGGCACGAACGTTGCGTGGAACGGCACAGCCTGGGATGCGCTCGGCGGTGCGTTCACGATTGAAGAATGCACCAACGCAGAGATCGACCAGATATTCACAGACCTTGCCGCTGGATGAGGTGATGTTATATGAAATGGGTATCGCTTCAGCGGTTGAGCTACGCATTGTCGAAAATAGAGGCCCGCTATTCGCTGCGCTCTCATTCCCATACGCCAGCCTCTATTGGCGCCTTGGGTAAAACGGAGAAAGCGGCCGACTCATCAAAACTTGCGGGACTTACGCCTGTTGTAGATAACCCCGGTCCGAGCAACCGGAATACGTGGTATTTTCCTTTTACCGGGACAAACAGCAAAGATGGCACGCGGAAATATTACGCTGCGCTGTATGCCGACCACGCAACAACATCTGATCGCGCAAAGAATCTTTCCATGGGTCTAAATGGTTCAGATCTATGGGTGTATTACAGTTGAGGAGGGGCGAACGACGTGAGCTATCGCCAAAATGACGTACTTATCCCCGAGTCGAGCTATATTCGGTTTAATGATGTGCAGTTAAAAAAGTATTATTTCAACGATGTGCTTGTATGGCAGCGTCAGCAGAAAGTATACCCCGGAATACCAGTTGCTAAAACGCAAAATCTTGGGTATGGTCCATATTTCACTGTGACGAACAACGGATCGGATATAAAGGTGGACGCATTCGGTGGCACTGAACGAGGATGGGGACGTGCTATACTCGGTCCGTTCAGTTCGATTGGCTATTCAAAACTGTACTTTTCCGCCCTGCGCGCTTACATCACCAATGCTTTTTCGAAAGTATCGGTGTCTCTTGGCGACATCAACGGAAATTGGGTTCAACGCCTTATATATCACGACACCGGAGAATCGCTTGGCGGGTACGATGTTACTTTTGGCTCCGGTGATATTTTTACCATAAACTCGGCCAACGGGAATTACTATCTGATATTAGAAGTAGATTCCGGAGCTACATCGAGAGGCTTAAATGCGGTTATTCAAATGAATGGATGCTATTTGCTTTGAACGGAGGAACGAAAAATGCTGAAAATCACACTGAAAAATGGAAAAAGATACGATGCCCTGGATGGTACGGCAATCTATCCGAGCGGAAGCCCGAACGCCCGCAGCCGCATGGAAATCCACATGGGAGAGGATGCCATGACGGCGGCTGAGTTCGAGGCCGCGTTCATGGATGAAACTGCGACTGAAGAAATTCGACTGACAAGGATTGCCGATGAGGACGACCCGGCTAAGGGTGTGAAAAAGGGCGATATGATTTACGACACTCTGTACCAGCACTATTGCCTTGTGGCGAGCATCGGTAAAAAGCGCGTGAGCAAAACAGCCATTGCCACCGGGCAGGTCGTTGAAGAAATGCACCTTGTGGTCGAGCTAGAGCAGCGCACCTACATCGAACAGCAGCTTGCCGCGCTAGGGCTGTAAAGGAGGACAAGCTATGGAACGCGCTAGATTTCCTATGGAGTTTCTTCGTGTAACGCAGGGCCCCAATGTAGGAAGCCACGCAGGCAGTAAGGCGATGGACTTCGGCGGAAAGGATACCGGAAAAGACCCGATTTACGCTCCTTTTACGGGCAAGTTTGTGCGAGTCCGTAAGGATTCTTCTCACGAGTCATACTTAGAATCCTTGGAACCGGTCGAATTCGCTAACGGTGTGGTTGATTATATGACACTTACGTTCATGCACGACGACGTTTTGGATGTAAAAACAGGCCAAATCGTACGTCAGGGCGAGAAAATCGGAGACGAGGGCGGCTTTGGTGGTGGCCGTCCGAACCGTTTTGGCGCACATCTTCACATTGAAGCGAGCCGGGGGCGGAATATCGCTTATCAGGTTCAAAATGGAGCTGGTACCTACTGTACTCCAAATCAGGTGAATATTTGGGACGCCCTGTGGGTTGGCGGAGACGTCCAGATCCTAAAAGATGGCGGCTATTCTTGGAAACGAGATGTAAAAAAGGAGGAGAATGATATGGAATTTCTGGAAGTCACAAGCGAACGTTGTGAAGTTTTCACCGAGGCAAACGTAAATTCCGTCGACCGTACTTTTAATAACGGAAGGCTCGTGAAAGGGGCGTTCTACCCGATTCAGAGCGATGTTGGCACGGATGGAGTGTATCATTGGGTGCGCATTCAGGCTGGAGATAAGAAGCGATATGCTGTTGTTCTGGAAGATCGAAGCAAGATTGTATCTCTTTCTGCTGGGGATGCCATTACGGCATGTATGGCACAGGCTCCGCATGTTGACACATCCGAGCTTGAGAAAAAACTGGCCGATATGACTGCCGAAAAAAATGCTGTCGAAAAACGCCTCGCTGACGTTAAAGCATACGTCGCGGAGGTGTGAAGACAGTGGAATGGACAGTAGTAGGTGTAATCGTTGCTTTAGTTGGTTTGTTCGTGACCGTTGGGGCTCCAATCATTAGACTGAACGGCAATATAGCTCGTTCGAATGTGATTTTGGATCGACTTGAAAAAGAGTTAGCCGCTCAAAAAATGGACGCCAAAGAAAGTCATCGTCGCTTATGGAAGCATAACGATGAGCAAGATGAACGTATCGGAGATCATGAAACCCGTATCACAATTTTGGAAAATAGGCAGGAGGTATAGTTATGAAAATGACAAATAAAGTGTATGACATCCTTAAGTGGATTGCACAGTATTTTCTTCCGGCTATTGGCACATTGTACTTCGCCCTGGCTGGCATTTGGGGACTGCCCTACGGAGAGCAGATCGTAGGCACAATTACTGCCGTTGATACTTTCTTGGGGATCCTCCTTGGAATCAGTTCGGCACAGTATAATAAGGCTAGCTTAGCTATGAGCAAAAAATAAACCGCCTGAGAAAAGCCACTGTAATGTAATATTATTACATATAAAAAGCAAGCTATAAAACTTGATAAATTTTTACCGGAGTGACAAAAGTGTGGAACACTCGTACACTACTTCTATACTTTTAGTATAGGGATAGTGTATGAGTTGCATACACTATCCCTACACTATTTTTGCACCGCATTCTTACGCTCTATTTTATATGATGTATATTTTTGATAGACAAATGGGCGTTTGATTTTCAGGCCATATCTTTGCAAGCCTTGGAAAGCATTTTGACATTTTCCAACGGAGTATCTGCACCCAAATCACACCCGGGGGCAAGAATGTGAGAATGCCCGTTTGCAATTTTTATCCGTTCGCATGCCTCTTTGTAAACTTCGCTGGGCGTACCGGTAAGGAGCGTGCCGGCTGGATTGATATTTCCCATCATAACCATTTTTTCGCCTGCTGCCTCTACAGCCTTTTCGAAGTCCACAAG